CCCGGATCAAGGACTTCTTGACTTGGGAAATATCTAAACTTCAGCCACATGAAATTTGCCGAAAATGTCCACGCCTGTGTGCCAGTATAACCAATAAACTCTATGTCTTGTGACATAGTTGATGGATAAATCTTAAACCAACGCTTATCGTTTAGATATGGATCTGGGGTTTCCTCAAGTGTACCCCAGCATTCCAGTACTCCGGTAAAATTCAATGTGTATGTCGAGAAAGATTGTACAGATTCAATGTGATTTAATACTCTTCCGCCCGGAATTCTTGCTGTATAAAAACACGGTGCCGGTGGTCCAAAGGTCGGTACAATAAGATCCGGTGTCCAATTTTCTGGAAGTATTGTAATACTTGGTGCAGGTGCTTTAAATGCTTGCTCGGTGATTTCAATTTGCATTGCTACATTATCATTCATATCACTATAGAGTGGCTTTTCTACATAATAATCTGGCACATTAGAAACAAATTCTTGCGTTCTAATCAATACCATTTCATAAAGTCCTGCATGAACAAGTGCTATATCGCCACCGTCTAATTCTAGTGTAATAATGCCTTTGGCTGGTCCAAGGCGGCATAATTTTTCTAATACAACTGTTCTATTGTCCGGATCAATGATACGTGCGTAGACTTGTTGATCGCAAGCAATATCTTGAGGAATTCTATCAGGTCCCAATACTCTAAAGATTAGTTTGTTGTCGAGACCTTTATGAGCGCGCAATGATACATTATTATTCATGGGACCAGAATCCTTACAAGAGCAAAATGTGTCACCAACGGCTAATAACTGCCATACATGGTCGTAAAGATAGACCTTATGAAATGTGACATCCATTTTTATATTTTTACCTTACAATTATCAAAATGCCATCTTTGTATTGCTCCTTCTCCACCGAGAACACTGCAATGTGGACATTTCATTAATTTTCTTACTTTTCCAATCTTACTCTTCTTTATTTTTAATCTTGCCGAATAGGTATGCTCATATCCCGAACTTCCCTCTCCACCATTTGTTAAATTAAGTAAAGAACCTTTCCCGAGATCTTTTCTACCTAATACCTGAATTAGACATTCTTCTAAGAAGAATGCATGATTTTCGTCAATGGAATTTATAATTTCGATGTCGGGATTAACATCCGCTTTCTTCATAAATTTTAATCTCTGAATAAACGGATGTTTCTTCTGAAATGTTAAATGTTCCCAGGCCCGGCGGCCGCATCCCTTACCAACATAGATAGGTTCATTATTCCTCGATGGATCACGGTAAATATATGCATAAAAGGTTGTGCTCATAATCAGTATTTATCTTATAATTGATAATCGTCGATAAATATTCACATGATAAACCTTGACAATATCAAAGAAAAATTCCCCTTTCTCAGCGGACTGAGGTGCCAAAATCACGAATATATTGGCATTATTCAAAATTCTGATGATAAAATTATTAGTTTCTATGATTACGAGTCAATCCGTAGCCCAGAAGAAAAATTATTATTTCTTGAGCTTGGCGAGACTTGGTGGTGGGAAAGCAATAGATTGCTTCCTATTAATATCTTTTTACAGGGTCAGATGCAACAATTTCGTTATTGCATGAAGACCGTTGTTAATAAGGATGTAGAAATTATGTTTGGTTCAGTAACTAGCCTGAACAATATTATGAAAAAGCGCATTAAGAAGCGCCAGATTCAACTGATTAGGCGAGCGGATTAGTCCTTAGACATTTTATCTATCAGTAGATTTAGGTTAACTATAATTGCCAATGAATAAGAGACGGCATGACTACGCTTGAATTGATAATTTTCAGCACCTTCATTTTTTACCCAAACTTCACGCCTAATGGTATCCCAGTCAGCACCGCGCAGGTGTGCCTTACCGGGCCTGATAATAGCAAGAATCATGGCGATATCTTCGACAGATTTGGGCTTATACTTCATTAGTAAGTCGCTGTGACCCTTTAAATGGAACAGCTCGTCTGTTATTTCCTTATATTCAAAGAAGTCCCACGGCGGTTCCCTATTGATAAGTTCTAATAGGTGTTCTTCGTTGCGAACATCCTCATAGAGATTTACGTTTAGCACGTCAATCTTGAAGTATCCATAATCGCTAGCAATTCTATGATCTAGTGTAGATATATTGGTTGTTGGATCACGTGGTATGTTCTGAAAGTATACGCCTGTAGGATGTTTCTCTACTTTATTATTAGGTCGGTCAATACGGCCAAAGATACACTCAATACCTTTTAAGATATCGTCTCTACCAAAGACGTCAATATCTACATCCGTCGAAATTTTTCGACTCATCTAATCCACCTGTATTTTTCTGGATGTTTCCAAATATAATTATTAAATGTTCCACGCGAAACATTATGAGCCAGTAATGCATCAGAAATATCAGAAAATATCCCTAACGGTGTTTCAATTGGTTTATTTTTACTATGTGCGGCCTTAATACCGTTTGATATACGAATTTTTGTCTCTTCGGAATGTATCCTTCCGGATAATGAAATCGATAATTTTTCTTTAGTTTCTTCATTCATAGGAATACCTTTATTCCAGGATGGCCCTAATACTCTTCCTTTATTTTTACCCATCATCGTCAATCGTCGTCTTTCATTTGTTTCTTTAGTATGAGATCCCAATATCTTCCCTTTATTTTTGCCCATCATGGAATCTGATTTCTTTTTCTTTGTTTCTTCAGATTGTGGCCCAAAAATCTTCCCTTTATTTTTGCCCATCATGGAATCTGATTTCTTTTTCTGTATTTCGGGTGTCTGCATAATACCCGGACAACCATCACCGCCATCGGTTCTATTATTTAGAATACCTGTTTTCTTATCTTTTCTTCCCCACCACCTAATATAAAATCTTTCCAGGGCCAGTGCACCAAGTTCAGTCAGATCATTTTCCATTATTATTATAAATTTTTTATCTTCTGGTTTGGAAAAATGCTTTTCAAATCTCCTATTTCGGGTGCCTTTCCCGATATAGTATGGTGTTCCTGCTTTAGCAGTAACTGAATTTTTAGATCTTATATACGCATAGATATAATAGTTTTTCATCAACTATTTATCTAACATCAACATCTGTTATTACTTTTTTCATTTCTCTCTTGAAACCTTAACTTAAAGGCAGTAGCATCCTCCTCATTTGCAAAGACAACATCTGTTTTGAATTCAGAACTCGGCGATGGCAAATTTGAATATATCTCGATATTATGTTCTATAGCCCATTCACGCACCGCATCATAATCATAATTATCTATATCAAATGTTTTCATAATCCGACCTCTTCTAATAATGTGCTAATATAATCAGCATCATCTTTAGATGTTTTTAACTTACGCATCCAAAATCCGGGATCAATTATAGATTGAATCATCTTAGCATGATCGACATTGAAGCGATCCATTAGATTGCTTCCTGTCTCACATAGATATAATATCCACGGACTAATCCTGCCTGTCTTTATAAGATACGCTGCCTCATTAGCAGAAATATCAAAAAAGAATCGATTAAATTGTAAATTATTCTTTTCACACCATTCAATAATAAAAGAGATAGTTCTTTCTGCTGCACTTGCCGGTGGTTCGGTCTTTACAAGATTCTCAATATATAATTCATAGACTGGATCAGATGTCCATTTTGGCATTTTCAGACCACTCATAATAACAAAATCAATGTATTGTTCTATGTGTACAGGCTTCAAAGCAGCCAAATGATTTCCAAATTTTACAAAATCAATGTAATACAGACTATCAATAAATTCTTCTTGTGTTTTTATTTTTTTAGAATTTGTTGTTAGAGAATAGAATCGCTGAAATGATCTAAGTCCGAAGCGAAACCCAGATGTATTTGAATCTAGGTGCCTCTGTTTCTTAACGCACATGTGAGTCGTGAGTGTAGAATCTCTATGGAATTTTTTCCCGCAGAATTTACATTCAAACTTTTGATCCATTACGTTCTTCTTGGTTAACAATCATTTTCCTTTTGTTAATAGTTCTTTGATTGTTTTATCATCAAATCCATTATCTTTTAGAAATTGTTCTAATTCTTCAATTGTGTTGAGTTTTAGAAATAATTCAAGCTCAGCATCGCGCAGATTCGGAAAATAAGTTAATACAAGTTCTTCAAGTTTATTCTTCTTCACACCACGCGGAGGAGAAATCCATTCGTGCCTCTCTGGACGGCCTGTACCCGATACAGCCAACAACATCCATTGTAATTCCTTATGTTTAGTAAGAAACTT